CCGTGTCGTTGGCGTCGTACACGGACACCTTGCCGCCCGGGATGAGCCGCCCTGACTTGTCGATCACTAGCTGGGATTCGATTGGGTAGGCCAAGACGGCTCCTCACATTCATGCCCCGGGCGTGCGGGGAGGTCGTTTAGTTCTTCGGGGTGTTCGCGGCGGCAAGACCGAGGCCGAGGACAGCGGACGAGAACGACAGCCACAGGGCCGCCGTCTCGTTGCTCGTCAGCCCGTAAGCCACCACTAGGGGCTGAGCGGCCACCAGCACACCGTACAGCCACTTGCGGACGTTCGCCGGGGGATTGATGAAGTCCCACAGCTTGGGGGCGTTAGGGGCCTCCTTGGCGTGCTCAGCCATTCGAGCCCACCCCGTTCACGGTCACATCGACCTTCACGCCCTCCGCGATAGCCTCAGCCGCGCCATCCTTCGACGCCTGCTTGACCGCCTCAAGGTCAATCGACCCGCCCTGGACCTTCGCAAGCTGCTTCACAGCCTCGAGCAGGCCCGCGATCTGACCAGACAGGCGGGCGAAGTTCGCGGCCGCCCACTGCGCCTCAACCTCAACGCTCGTCTTGCCATTCGGCTTGCCGTACTGGTCGTAACGGTCAAGGGCCTTGCCCTCGCCCGTCGCGACTCTCCACCAGAGATCATCAAGCTTCTGCTGATTCGTGCTGGTCTTGAGGTTGCCGGCCGGAAGATTCGTGTTCGCTGCCATTGCCTTGCCTTTCAGGGAAGAGGGATGTCGAGCCCGGGGATCAGATACGCCGGCTCGGCAGGGATCGGAGCTGGGCCGGTCGCGGCCTGGGGCTTCACGTCCGTGCCGCGTGCGATCGCGTCAATGCGTGCGATGTCGTACACGCCCGGGCATGTGGTCTGCGTCCAGTGCCGGTGCGGGTACAGCGGAAGATCGCCGTACAGGCCACGCAGATACGCCACGAGCTCGCCGATCGTCTGGTAATCCGCATCGGTCGCCCGGGGGTTGCACTCGATCCCGATAGTGGCGACGTTCGCGTTCCAGTCGCCCGCGTGCCAAGCAATGTCATCCGGGGAGACGATGCACGCCACACGCCCAGCCTCGGCAACGTAATGCGCCGACGTAGTAACCGACGAGCGGGGATTGCAGAACCAATCCACAATCCCCTCGAACGTCTGCCCCACCGGATTGCCCCACCAGTGAATGGTGATCCCAGTGACATCACGCGGCCCCGGCGTGAAGTTCTTCGCCGTGTACTGCTCGAGGAGCTGATACGCCATGGCTCAGAGCCCCCTGCTTGGTCCGTGCGGCTCTGGCGTGGTCGCGCCGGCCTTCCAGTAGTGGAGCTGCTTCCAGACGATCGTGGCCGCATTCCAGAGGATCGCCACAACCACCAGAGCCAAGAAAACATCCTTGACCCACTCCGGCTGCTCGCCCGCGATCTCGGCCACAAGGAAGAACCCCGACAGCAGCGCCAGACTCAGGAACAGCACGAAATACGCCGTCCCGCTCCTAGTCGTCCACCACGGCGCCACAATCGAATACGCGCCCAATGTCCCCACCGTCAAAGTGAAGATCGCAAACACCAGTAGACCAGTCATCATGCTTTCCTGCCCCAATTAAGATTCTCGAGGGTCTCCCCAAAATGATTCTTCGACCGGATCTCACGCAGACTGTCCACAAGACTGATCGCATTCACATGCAACCGCTCCGCATTCCGCAGTTGAAGATCCGCCTGGACCTTCGCCCGCAACGCCTCCACCTGATCCGGGGTCGGCTTCTTCCGCTTACGGCTAGGCCACATCATGAGCGTCACTCCCATCACGCGCCCGTGACTGGAGCTCACCCATGACCTTCTCAACGGTCTTCCCAACCCCATCCACGAGCAGCTTGTTCGTTTCCGCCTGGGTAGCGATAACCGCGGCCTGCTTCTCATTCGCCTCACGCAGAATGTCAGCCGCTTTCTGCGCATCACGAACACGCCCAATAGGGACGATCCGCTCAAAGAACAAGAGCAGTACGAGGATGATGTACAGGGTTACCGGCGTGATCGTCTCAACAGACGGAAGTGGAAACCCCTCCATCACTGGAGCGCCACAATCGTCTGGACCTTGAACGCCGTCCAGCCCTCCGAAGGCTTGGCGATCTGAATGTCATTCGGCCCGACCCAGCACGTCGCCGCCCACAGGTAACCCTCGCCCGGCATCGCACAAAGACCAGTGACGATCTGCGGGTTCGCCGGCTTGTACCCGGCAGGCAGCTTCCCGATGAACCACCCATCCTTGGTGCTCAGCTTCCCCGTGTACTTCGTCTCAAGGTCGATCTGGAGGATGGCACCCCTGGCGATCTTCCGGCACCGGCCGATGGCCTGACTCCAGTTGTCCGCCGCGATGATGTTCGCCCACGGCTCGGCCCCATCCTCATTCACCCACGTCGGGGAGCCGTTGCTGTCAGTCTCACGCGACCACACAGACCTGCCGATCTTCACCCGGGCACCGATGTCACCGATGTAGGACAGTGCCAGCTCATCCTTGGCGAACAGGCCACCGTTGCCGCCCCAGCAGCGCAGATCAACGATCTGAGTCGGCGCAGACTGGCCAGCCGTCCACTGGAGCAGCGCAATCGGCTGATCATCCACAACGCCCCGGTTGTTATCCCGCGGGGGAAGCTGCTTAGTAGCCGAGCCAGCGAGGATGCGGAAATCAGTCACACCACTCGGCGGCGTCCAGTCACGGTGAGCGACCACCATGTCCCAGCGGCTACCCGACGTAGGCAGAGACCCCTGGGTGATGGTCACAATCGCGTCCGACTTGTCAAAGACGCCCTGCCCCCACCCGGACCCGGGAGCGATATTCACCTGACCAGGATTGGACGCCGCAGTGACCTTCCAGTCACCAGCGCCGACCACCCCGTAGAGCTTCCCGGCCTCGGTCGAGATGTCGCCCCAGTTGCCCTCATCTACGGTGCCGTCATAACCAACACTCACAATCGCCACGCGATCACCTCTTATTCTGGCTGCTGATAGCGCGAATCATCTTCGTGAAGAGGCTCGCGTACTTTCTTTCGGGCGATTGGTCAACGTCGCCAATAACAGGGGCCTGCGTCGGGCCACCCTCGCGGTTGAACGCAAGCGTGCATTCCCGCAGGACGTCGGTTCGCGGCACCCCGGCCATTTCAACCGTGATGAGGTCGCCAACCCTCACGCCCTTTTCCCCGTACTGAAACATCCCGGACTCGGACAGCTTCACGCTGAACCCGTACTTGGGGCCGTTGTCCGCAACCTCGGCCTGTGCCCGCGACTGCAAATCAGCCGTGGTGTCAACGTCCGTGGCATCCTTGAACCGCTCAATACGGACGCCCCAGGTGTCCTCGAGCCCGGTATCTATGTACTGGGCGAATACGCGCGCCGTGCCCTCGCCCTTCCCGCCAGCCACAACGCGTGTCGCTGTCGGCCGCCGCGAGGACCACGCAACATCCGTGACCGTCCCAGCCTTCTCGGACAGCTTGTGCACGTAGGTCCGCTGCGGGTACACGTCGAGCACGCGGCTGGTCCCCGACTGGCGAACCTGAACCCCAACTCCGGCCGCATCAAGGGCAGGCAGCAGCTTCTCGGCCAGCGAGTGGAACCGGAACGCCACACCGCCCGGAACCGTCGCCCCACGCCCAAGGTCGGCCGCCACCGACAGCCGCGACGTGCGGGAGATATTCGCGCTCACAACGGCCTTGAGGATGCTCTCAGCCGCCCCCGCGTACTTCGCGTACTCCGCAGTGTTCTGCGCCGTGATAGCCGCCCCAGGGACCGGCCAGCCCTCCATCTCGGACAGCACCCCGGCATCATCCGCCACCTGAAACGTGATCTCAGAGTTCAGCGAAATACCCGACGCGTCCCAGCCCATGACCGGCCCGGACATCAGGAACTCGAACGCCGGGTCCGGGACATCCCTCGTGGGCCAAGGCTTATGCTCGAACACCACCCGTGCGCCCGGCGTTGTCAGCGGCCCAATCATGCGATGGTCACCATCGAGAGTGATCGACGCCGTGCCCTGCTGATTATGCCGCGGGGTAATGCTCAGCGACTTCGGATTGCCGACGAAGCCCTGCCGCACGTAATCCTTGGAATAGACCGTGACCTTAAACGGATTCACAGCCACCCCCTACCATGCGCGCAAATACTTCGGCGTGAACTTCGCCTCAACCCAGCCAGCACCAGTCATCGAAAGAGACAGCGTCACATCCTCGCCCGGGGGCAACGTCGCGAAATCAGCCTTAGTAAGCTGCGCCGTCACATCAACACCATCAAGGAAAGCCGCCTGCACACTCGGGTTAGTGTCAATCTCCAACACCTGACCCTCCGCAGCACTAATGGGAGCCTCAACCGTCCTGCCGTCAACACCAACAGTCACCGAATCAAACGGCCCATACGCCAACCACGTCACATGCGTTTCCACATCACCCGGATTCGACAGCGTTGCACTGCCCAGCGTTGACCCCGGCGAAATATTGAACGACGGCGCCTTAGCACCACCATTGAAGAAATCGCTAGGAGTCGCGGCCTTCCAAGACCGCGAAACCTCCTCACCGGCCCAAAAAGGGTCATCCGCAAGAAACGTCAACCCATAAGTAGCCCACCCCACCAGCGTCGGATCAAGGCTGAAAGACGGGTCGCCATCACCACTGAGCCGCAGCGTCAGTGACCGCTTAGACCCATCCGGGAGCGTCACTGACCACACGCCAGTCTTGGCCGGGTTCAGAGTCGCCCAGAACGCCCGGTCATGTTCAACCCACGCCTGAGAGCCGGCGTCGTTCCACACCTTCACTGGCCAGAAGCACTCGCGCGCATCGTGCACCAGACCGCGGAACCGGGCACCAGAGACGGCCGGTGATTGAGACCGCCACTGCGTCGAGGGTGGGAGGTTGAGCCCGCGCACACCCGCGAGCATCGCCACCCCACCCTCGCCGCCGCAAAGGTCCCACACCGACCCGTCCCAGCCTGTCCAGGACATCGGCAACGCATTCCACAGCGCCCCCACAGGGGCCGGTGGGGTGTACAGGGCACCGTAGACAACACCAGCCATCAGATACTCACCCCGTCCAGAATTGCGAGCGCGTCACGCCTAGCGGTGTCCTGCTTGTGCATGAGAGCGTCTAGGTCGGTCACCTGAACCGGGCCGTTATAGTTCACGTTGTACTCAGTCGTTGACCCCACCCCGCCCGGCCACGTTCCAGTGGTGTTGGCGCGGTGGAGGTTGTTGTATCCGAGGTCAAGTGCTGCCCGCTTCTTGATGACGAACTCACCAGGGGTCAGCATCGCCGGCACCGTGTCCGTGCCGATCGGCCGGAACCTGGGGAAGCCACCGGATGCGAGGTAGTCAACCTGCCCGCCAGTCGCATACGCCGCCACACGCCCGCCAGTCGCGTAGGCAACCGGACCCTTCTTGGCGTCCAGCACGGCATTTCCGTACTGCTTCGGGTCGAGCGCTGCCGAGTTGTTCACGCCGACAATGACCGTGACCGTCTTGGTAGACGGAATCGCATTAACCGCATTCGTGGTCTGCTCGGCCATCTTCTTGGCATAGTCACTCATCCACGTATTGATATTCACGCCCTTGGGGATGCCGAGAACATCCCGGGCCAGACCATCAGCCGCACCGCCCGTGATGCCGAACTGCTTGGCATTGGCGATGAGGTCCCAGTACGTGCCGGTCAGCTTGTCCTGGAGCTGCTGCTGCGTGTAGACGTTCCGGCCGTTAGCGTCAGTCTGCTTGGACATTGAATCAATGACACCGAGACCGGCCTGCGCCACCGCATCAAGCGCCGCCTGATTCTTCCGGCCCTTGTCCGTGTGGATATCGAGCGACGTGCCGTTCTGCTTGATCGACTCATCAACCGCATCTAGCGCGGCCTCATAGTTGCGCACCGCGTCGCGGGTAGAAAGCTGAGACAGGCCGGCCGCCGACAGTGCACCGATGAACTTCTCAAGGTTGGTCACCACGCCAGAAACAGCAATGCCCATATCCTCGAGCGCCTTCTGCTGCTCCTTAGTGGCCTCGGCCTGCGCATCCTGAGTCGCCTTGGTCGAATCCATCGCAGCCTGCGCCGCCATCAGAGAAGACGGCATCCTGCCCAACGCGAACTCGAGTAGCTCCTGTGGGGTCAGGGCAACCCCAGCCTGTGTGGCCAGATCCTTGAGAGAGTCCCGGTAGCCCGGCACTGAGTCCAGCGCCTCCTGCGCGCTGTGCCCGTTCTTCTCAAATTCCGAGGACAGCAGCTTGAACGATGCCGCCGCCTTCTCCGTTGCGCCCGTCGAGACCATCTGGCCCATGACGTCGCCAAGCCCCTTGAGCTTGTCCTGGACCTGTCCAACCTCAGATTTAGCCGCACCGAACGACGAGCGCAGACCATCAAAGTTCGCGTTGAACTTGTCATAGTCGCCAGCGTTCAGCATTTTCTGGAGCGCACCAGCAAAGTCGTTCGCGTTGACGATGCCGACGCCGAAGTTCCTATCCCACTGGCTGAACACAGAATCAAGATCGGACGCCTTCACACTGGACCCGGCCTTGGAAATACGCGTGATCGCTTCGGCATAATCGGATGCCGACGTGACGTGCCGCTCTGCAAGCGCCGCAGTGAGGGCGATAACCGCCGTTGCCGCCAGCGCAATTCCGCCGGCAGTCTTCCCGATCGCGCCCAGTGCGCCAGCAACCCGCGGAGCCGTTCGCGTCAGCTCGCGGAAACCGTTGATCGTGTCGAACACGCGGGGCGCCAGTGACAGGAATGAGCCGCCCAGCACTAGCGCACCACCACCCGCTGCCGCCATGGCGAGCCCTGCGCCCTTCACGGGCTCAGGCAGGTCATTGAATGCCTGAATCGCCCCAGTAACAGACTGGACCACAGGGCGGAGGAAGCCGTCAGACTGCTTGCCCATCTCGATCATCCCGTTCTGGAATGTCGAGTTAAGCTTTTTGAAGTCGCCGGACAGCGAATCAAGGTTCTTCATCGCAGCCTCGGACGCATAGCCCGAATCGTTGACGCTCGCCGTCCACTCGTTGATGCCGTCCGCGCCCTCCTTGAACAGGATGTTTGCGGAACGGATCGCATCAGTGCCGAAGATCGTCGCAAGAGCCTGGTTGCGCTGCTCCTGCGTAAGGTCGGCCATCTTCGTCTTTAGCTGCTCGGCGAGACCGGCCATGCCAACGAACTTGCCCTGCGCGTCATAGGCCTTGATGCCAAGGTCTTCCATCGCCCCAGCGGCCTGCTTGGACGGATTCGCCAGCGCAATCAGCATCGTCTTCATGGACGTGCCCGCATCCGACCCAAGAAGGCCCTGCTGCGCGAACGCCGCCAGCGTCCCCACCGTCTCATCCAGAGAGACACCGAAGCTCGAGGCAACGAGACCGCCCTGCTTGAGCGCCTGCCCAAGCTCATCCACACCACCCAGCGCCTTGTTCGCTCCCGCTGCGAGGAGGTCGGCGACGTGCGGAACATCCTTGCCCGTCAGGTTGAACTGAGACAGCGCAGACGTGGCAATCTCGGTCGCCTCGGACACGTTGATCTGCCCAGCCGCCGCCAGCGACAGAGCACCAGCCAGACCGCCGGAAATCATCTCCCCAGCGGACAGGCCAGCCTTGCCAAGCTCGATCTGCGCGTCAGCCACATCATTGGCAGACATGCCCACAGCCGTGCCCATCGTCAGCGCAGCCTTCTGGAGCTGCTGCATCTCCCCAGCCGTCGCACCAGACGCAACCTGCACCTGAACCATGCGGTCAGAGAAATCAGCCCACGCCTTCACCGCCACGCCGATCCCAGCAAGGATCGCCCCGCCAGCAATGGTCGCCTTGTCTCCGACGTCCTTCATCGCGTCGCCGTGATCCCGCGCATAACGCTGGAGGCGCTGATACGAATACTGCGCAACCCGTTCCATCTGCCGGAAATTGGCCACGAAACCAGACACATTGGCCGACACATTCACCGACACTGACCTATCGGCCACAGCCACCTCCGGGGTACACTCGCACGCATGAACACAAATGGGGGAAAGAAGCCGGGCTCCGCCGTCGCACGCATCGGCCTCATCGTTTTCGGGTTCGGCGCGCTACTCGTCCTGATGACAATCGGCCGCACGGAATCACAGGTGGTCTACACGGGCGGCCGCTTCGACACCGTTGAACACTGGGTCGGACCGGCCCCGCTCACCATCGCAATTGCGGTAATCGGGGCCGGCATCGCCGCCTTCGGCTACTACAAGCGTCGCACTGCCTAAGACAGCTCCGCACCGAACAACAGGGCCCCCGCATTGGGGGCCTTGTCATAGTCGGCGCGCGCCACGGAAACCGCAGTGCTCGCATGGCAGCGCGTCGGCGGGCCAACCTTCCAGCGCCCCTCATTGGCTGGATCGCTGCACACCGACAGCGGGCGCCCACACAGGGGGCACAGGCTGTTCTCATAGGCCAGCAGCGCAAGCATCATCTCCTGCTGCTCCGGGTCCCACTCGGACTCAGGCTGAGACGCGACAACCCGCCCGGCATGATCATGCTCGTAGACCGTCACGGGCTCCCACCCAAGGAACCGCTTGCGAGAGATCCCAAGCTTGCGGGCAGTCTCTAGCTCGCCGCGGAGTTCAGGATCTCCCTGGATGCGGCGAACGAGAAAGGGACATCCTGACGCCCCCTATTAACGGTCAGGACGCCCGTCATGAAGTCCTCGTACTGGGCATCTGTCATGTCCTCGGCGAGTTCTTCCCAATCAGAATTGGGGTTGAACTCGACAGGCTCGCCGCCCTGCTCGGCCCGGACGATGCACGCCGGGATGGCCTGCTCCATCACGGCAGCGAGGTTGAACCCGTAGATCTCGGCGTCCAGCTTGTCACCCTCACGCGGCGGGTTGGACTCCACCAGATCGCGCCACTCATTACGGGGCAGCGCGCGCAGCGTAAACGTCACAACCTGCGACCGCATCTGCTCCTCGATGGCCCGGATCTGCTCGGCGATCGCCCGCGCTGGCGTGTTCAGCCGGTCATCGCCAGCGTTCTGCTTCTGGATCCGCTCGAGCTCACCCTGCGCCTTCCGCCAATCCGAGTGCAGCGACCCATCAAGGCAGAGGTCCACCGTAGTCTCCGGCCGCTTAACTGAGAGCTTCATCTGTGGTTCTCCTGTGGTTCTAGGAAGTCTGCGTGGCTCTGAGGGGTGATCCTCCCCGGCGCGGAACCACCACACGCCGGGGAGGGGTCTAAGGTCAGGCCGCGATCGTCACCCGGCGCCGGACAGCACCAGTAACCGCGAGCTTCTGGCTGATCTTCTGGACGCTGTTCGCCTCCGGGGGAAGCTCGTTCTGCGTCATGGCCGTGACCGGGTACACGGTCACCTTCTGCGACGTCGCTGCAAACGCAGTCTCATAGTCCACGCCGCGACGGACCACGAGATAGCCCGTGGTGCCCTCAGTGAGGGTATCCGTCGCCTTGTTGCTCGTCGCCTCATTCGGGGAGTTCGTGTTGTCGATGTACTCGATCTCCAGCGAATCCGTCTTGCGGCCGGGCTGCTCGAACGTCTGCGTGCTGCAAAGCCGCTCATCCGTCACCGTGTCCTCCTTGATGGAGGGCGACAGGCCAGAGCCAGTCAGGTAGCACGAAAGCTCAACCGCAGAAGCCCCAGTGAGCTCAGCCAGAGACGGCGCAGCAGGGTCAGCCAGGGTGGGGACGAAAACAACTTTAGTGTTGCCGTCCGCTGGGGTAGAGGGGATCTCAGCCATTCTCAGGCTCCTTCACTTGATTATCGGTAACCGCAGCGGACCTGCGGACTCTATGCTTCGCCGGCCGCGGATACTGGGCAGCCGGATAGCGGTCTGACTTGACCGGCGAATAGATGCCGGCCTCGATCTGCCACGCTCCCTCGAGCGCGTCGAACTCATGACCGGTATCCCGGTCCTTCACGCGGATGTAAGCCACGCACGCCTCCGAACTATGGGGAGAGGACAGCCCGCCACTCGAGCGGCTGATACAAGGGATGCAAGCCAGTACCCGTGTCGGTCACGTCGCGGTCCTCAAGGACTGGCTGCCCATTCGGCACCTCCTCAAGGCGCACGCCTTGCAATCGCGCACCCTCAAGGCTCCGGCGCACCCTGTCGGCAACGATCCGCACAGACGCCGCCGTAAGCCCTACGCACGTCGTCTGCGCCCGGAACGCCCGCGACTGCGGGGAGCGTGTTATGGACCGCTCGACCGGGCCGGTGAACCCGGACAGGGCCAGCACGTAGGGGAAGGTTGGCTTGTCCGGCACGGTTCCCTCGTAGACCGTCAGCCCTGAAAGCTTGGACAGGAACTCAGTGACCACCGCCTCAGCCACCGACACCAACCCCCAGTCGCGCCATGATCGCGGATGCCCGCTCCAGGTTGCGCCGGAAGGCCGGTGCTGCCGTATTGAGAGCGCCTGCAAGGTCGCCGGAGCCGCCTCCACGCGACGTGCCGAAGTAGAAGATGTTGCCGAGGGCGCCACCGCGACGGGCCTTGTCCGGGCCAATCACATAGGCAATCGACCCGATAGCAGGAGGCTTCGCCTCTGCCGTGATCGAACGAGCCAGCCCCTTGAAGTGCGGCGACCACCTAGCGCCCTCAATGAGCAGCTTCCTCACATCCTCTGCAGCCTCTTTAACCACTGGCTCGATGAGGCGATCCGCATAACCCGGCACCCGGCCCATATCCTGCGCCAGATCTCGGAGCTGTGAGAGATCAACATCAGCCATCAGCCTTGCACCTCCTCGATAGGAAGCCGCTGCGCGGTCGCCCACGTCTTGTGATGCTCGCCCGTGACCCGGTACGTCCGGCCGGCCAACTGCGCGTCATTCACTGCCGAGGTCACCACCACGACATCGCCCGAGACGATCGGCCCAGCACTCACCGGAACGTGAAGCTGTAGCGCCTGCACAATGAAGGCGTGCTCACCGGCCTCCGGCGACTGCCCAGCAGCCGCACCAGGAGTTGACTGCATCTTGCACGGGCCGCTGTAGACCACCGAATACGACGGCGACACGGCGCCGGTGTCGGGGTCAGTGACCGACCCCGTAACCCGGCGAACCTCGCACGCATCAACCATCAGAGACTCGGCACGGGCACGGAACCTCTGCAAAGCGTCCGCGAAACTCATGCCGCACCAAACGGGCGGATCGTGAACGCATCGCCCGAAACGGTGGGCAGAATCAAATCCCACTCGTCCGAAGTCAGGAACAACGCCCCAGACGACAGCGAACCGTCAACCGTCCGGGTCTCCGTCGCGTCATCAATCCCAGTGGTGACCGTCCGCAGACCCTCCGGGTTACGGAGCACACGGATAACAGCCTGAGACACCACACGCCGGACAGCAGCCTCACGCACCGTCCCCAAAACAATCAGCGCATCAACATCCGGGATACGCTGCGCGATCTCCGCTTCCAGATCATCAATCCACGCACCAGCCGCCGCGGACTCAGCGGCGGTGAGAGGGCGCATCAGGCGCACCTCGACATCAGCCGTGGTCGTATAAGCCACAGCGCCCTCCCATCGCTACTCGCTCTTGCGAGGCCGACCGCGCCGCTTGGGCGCGTCCTCGGCCTTCTTCTCCGGCTCCGTGAACCCCGCCTCAAGCAGCCGGCCGACGAACGCATCAGCGACATCGACCGGCTTGCCCGTAGACGGGTTGATCAGGATCACGGCGCGGTAGTGGCGCCCGTGAGCTTCACGAAGTGAGCGCCGTCGCGGACAGCGAAACCGACCTCAATCTCAGCCAGGATCGCGAACATGTTGCGCTGCCACAGGTTGAGCTGCGTGCCGCCCTTGTTCACGGTCGCCTGATCCGACACGGAGACCTTGATGCCCTCAACCGAGCCCCACACAGCCGAGCCGGCGAAGTCACCGGCAAAGCCGATGGTGTCCGCGGCCGGGTCGGTCGGGTTGTTGTAGACAGCCTTGGCCTTGAGGACAGGACGGCCGAAGATCGACCCGATGGAACCCGAATCGGTGCGGGCATCCCGGAGGAACAGGTAGTTGCCCACCCCATCCTTCGCCGTCATGATCGTGCCCTCAGCCTGCGGGGACACCAGCCAGTGCGAAACGTCGCCACCGGCACGCCCAACAGTGGTGAGCGCGTTGGCAAGGTCGCCAACCGTGTCCGTCGCGTCAACAGCAACAGCCGAAGAGCTCGAGAGGACATCGAAGTTCGAGCCCGGCGCGGTGCCGTGAAGAACGGTCGCGTCAAACTTGCGGCCAAGGGCCGACGGCAGGCGGCGGGCAAGCTCCGCATACAGGGCCGGAAGGTCGCGGCGGAACTCGTTAGAGAACGTCTCGATCACAGCCAGCTTGTAAGGCGTGATCGACTTGCTCGACACCGTGGCGTCAGAGACCGGCTTCTCGTCCGTCTCATTCACCCAGTTAGCCGAAGCGTCCCCGGTGATCATCGGCACCGTGACACCAGTGCCCGGGAGGTTGATGCGCCGGGCAGCCTGCATGATCACAGACTCCTGGACTGCGTTGCCCCAGATCTCCGAAGAGACATCCTTGGGAAGCAGCGCAGAAACGCCCGCGCTGCCGCGGTTAAGATCAATACCAGCCATCTAGGCCAGCCCCTTTCAGGAAAAAGTTACGTGGTCAGGTTCTCTTCGAGGAACTTGGCGAACTGATCGGCCGTGCTGGCCGTCCCCTGCTTGCCCTTCGCGCCCTGCGACGGGTCGGGCTTCGGGGTGTTCGTTGCTCCCTTGAATGCGAGTAGCGCAGCGGCGGACGCCTCGAGTTCCTCGCGCGTGCTGCCGGTAAGCAGCCCAGCCGGCACGCCAGTCTCGGCTGCCACCTCGGCCCGGGTCGCCTTGGCCTCAAGCTCAGACGCCCTACGCTCGGCGGCCTCCAGGCGCTCAGCGGCCTTCTGCTCAGCCGTCTTCTGGGCCTCCTCAATCTCGGCCAGCTTGTCGGCGCGGGCCTTGAGGTCGTTGTAGTCGGCGTACTTGCTGCGCTCCCGGGCAAGACGCTGGGTGAGGATACGGTCAAGGTCTTCCTGAGACGTGATCGCCTCGAACTCCTTGCCCTCGCCTTCGCCCTGCTGCTCGGTGTTGTTGTCTCCCGCTTCAGCGGTGTTGTTCGTGGTCTCGGACACGCCGGACGCACCCCTCTCCGTTTAGCCTCGTCAGGCATTGATGTGAACCACGCAGACGGGCGCGTACCGCTTCGCGGGAGAACCGCGGAAGTCTTATCGGGCGATCGGCACATTCGATGTTCGTTTAAGCCTGAGCCGTATCCGTTGGACGCACGCTAGGCCCCGATGATTTAGCCGCCCATTGCGCGGCGGGCGGTGATCTTCGCCGCCGCGTCACCTTGGAGAATGATGCGGCGGAAGTCGTTCTCGACTGCTGCCAAGAGTTGCGGGGTGAGCTTGCCGCGGCCGAACGGGTTGCGGCCCTCACGCACGGCATCCCAATTCGCCTGAGCGTCGAACACGCGCAGCTCAGCAGCCGTCATCGTTGCCCGGACGTTCGGGTCACGCACGCCAGTCTCACGAGCCCTCAGAACCGCCTCACGGGCGCCCACGCGGGTTCCGCCGCGCCCCAGTGCCCCGAAGCCCTCACGCTGCCCTAGGATCGCGCCCTGCGGGTTCTGACCACCCGGCAACAGGTAGCCGTAGCGCTCTAGCTCCCGAAGCGTCTGCTCACGCGACAGATTCCTCGCGTAGATCGCATCCGGCGTCAGACGCGGCCCACGAGTGTTCCCGTAGAAACCCCGCTTGGACGTGCCCTCAGACGTGACCAGACCGCCCGGCTTCATGCCCCTGCGCGAGTTCACGACTTGGAACATGTCAGAACCGTCGCGGATCGCCTGCGCCCCAGCCTTCGTGAACGCCGCATCCTGCTCAGCCTTGCTCAGCGAATGGAAATACTCGTAAGGGTCCGTCGTCCGATCGTCCGCCACGTTCTCCGTAGACGGGATATGCCGGCAATCGCACAGCGGGTGCCGCTGAAAACCCTTGTTCCACCGGTAGAACTTCCCCGCCAGCATCACGCAGCGCGAACAAGACGGCGTGTTCAACATGCGGATATACCCGACGCCGCGACGGGAGGCGACATCAACCGACGCCGCACCCCTCCCAACATCAGCAACCATCGTCCGCAAAGACCGCTCGAGGAACTTGGAACCCGTGGCAAGCGCCGCGGCCGGCTCAGCACCGCGCCCGATCAGCGTCTTCACCCCAGTAACAGGTGAATACAGCGCCGCCTGGAGCGAACGCCCATCAGCAGACTGGCCCACGAACCCAGACGGGTCCACGAACACCTCCGGCGCCTCGTAAACGCCCTGCCCAGCAAGCGCAGAAGCCCCATAGGACGCGCCAGCGGTGGCTGCCCGCAACTGCACCGACTCCACCAGCGGGACAAGCCTCTCAACCTGCCCCAGCCACGACCCCGAAAGATCCCGAATGCTCACCCCACGCCAGAACCGCCGCCCAAGCGCCACCGTAGCGACCTCGAGAGCGCGCATCTCACGATCAAACGCTGCCGCCGCGTCAGGCCACTGCACCAGCGCCACCAGACGCTATCTTGTCGGCAATGGCAGCAAGCCCAGCATCCGCAGACGCCTGCTCAGCATCGAAATAGCCGGCCTCACGCTCCTTGCGCGCATCCGACCACCCGAGCTCATCCCAAGCGCCCTCACGCGACAGGATCGGCCCGCCACCATGAAGCTTCTGCACCGCATCCGCCTTCTGTGCGAACGTCGGCGTGCCAGCGTCGAACCACTCCGTCTTGATCTGATTAGCCAGAGGCCAGTCGCCCGTGCGGAAACGCTCAGCAATGCCCTGGACCCACGCCCAACCGTCACCGAACGACGCCGCCTTGCCCTCAGCATTCAGCACCAGCCGCGCCTCATCAGCACGAATCGCGCCCTCAGCCGCAGGATTCACGCTCGACTGCCCCAGATACCGGGTAGGCAGGCCAGTCACGCTCGCCACAAGGTTCGCGTAATGGTTCACCGTGTCATGGAAGTTCTTGAGATCCGAGGCCGTGAACTGCCCCACCTTAGCGTCCGCGTTCTGATTCGCCCAGATCGCCGAGAAATACGACTCCCACGCAGGGATCGGCGTACCATCCGCATTCACAAAGTCACCCCGGGACATGCCCAGCACGTACTTCTGCGGAACACTGTGCGTCTCTGCCGCGATCTGGAGATTCGTCAGCGACCGCGCCGCCGCATCCACCAGTGGAATCACATCCGACATCTCAGACTCGCCAGTCCAAATACCCGTGCGCCGCCGATTCAGGAACATCACAATCGGCACACGCCCGAGCATGTGGTCATCACGGTCATACTCGACCCACTGACCATTGACCTTCTCAAGCCAAGACGTGGAATCCGCCGCGTACAGGGTCGCAAACGCCGCCGTACCATCGCCCGAATCGCTATAAAGCCGCAGAGCCGACGCAATGCGCCGCGTCTTCGGATCGACCAGCGCCGAAATCTCAGCCGGAGACTCAACCGTGACCAGCGGATGCTCGGGATCATCCGGGTTGGAACCGATGCACACAAACCCGCGCCCATAAATCAGCGCATCCTTATGCAGCAGCCCAGCCTCAGAATCAAGGTTGTTCGCGTCCCAATGCTCACGCAGGACCGAAGACGCCGTATCCTCCCCAGGGAGAATGAACGACTTCACCCGAAGGCGCTGCTCCAGCGAATCAACCGCAACACGAGACCAATTCACCACCGTCTCAAAACGGCGAAGCTCAGGCGGAACCGCCAGACCAATATGCTCGAGCCGCTGCGACCCCGCATAGTAATTACCCAGACGATCCAGGCCCTGCTGAGCCGCAGCATTCATCGACTCAAGCGACTTGAAGGCCGCCAACTCATCAGCGGAAAGCGCCAAAACGGCCTCCTTTACTTGAAAACGAACATGCGAGTATCAGCGGGTGCCGGCTCGCTACCCCAACCAGCTTTGCGCGCGTCAGCGGCAGCTTCATGCGCGAGGATGCGGGCCATTGCCGCGTCGATCTTCTGATGATCCTTCGGCTTGCCTAGGACGTACTGCTGGCCCGGCTTTGAAACCTTGCGAGCATTCGCCATATGCACCGCAACTATTGGGCACCCATCCTGCCCGATGCGCCCAGTTGATAGATCAACCTCGAAACGGCGGATGGCTTGGAACATGCGCTTAATGCTGTTGGTCGGCCACTCGAAAACGCGCTTGTCGCCGTAATCAACGCTCCACTGCCCAATTTCCGAGTACCAATCGAACGGGTCACAGTACATGCGCCCAACTTGATACCGCGTGAAGAGCTCATCAACAGCCGCGTGCACCTCGCCTCGAGGTATACGCTCACCTGGCCATTCAGCGGGGTTCCAAATCGTCGGCCGCTTATCATCCCCGTATCGTGGAGTGAAAGTGAACCCGCTTGCCGTCTCAGCTTGGATCGCTGTCCAGTCCCCCGACTCAGAACCGTCGAACGCGAGGCAAATAGAAGTACCGTCAGGCGGATTCGGGAGCCAAGGCCGGCTCTCCGTAGACTCCATCCCACACACCAGCCTTCAACCATGCGCCGAGACCGTGCACCACACGGTTGCCGAAGAATCGTTCAGCCTGTGCCGGATCGCGCTCCACAAGCTCCGCCGCCTCTGATTCGATGCGGTCTAGGTCAATCCACCAGGAATCCCCATAGACGGCCTTGTGAATCCTGCGCCGCTCGGCCTTATTCGTGTAAGACAGCGAAACCGGCGCTTGGCGGAAGTCCCGGTTAACGTCCACGGCTCGAGACTCGAACGTCTGCTGAGCCACACTGTTCTCTGACGGGTCCCAAGCGTTGGTAGTCTCAATCGCCCGGCCGCCCATGCCCGCAAGGCCGCGGCGCTGTGTATCAGCCAGAAGCTGCCCACCGTTGCTCTTGGTCCAAGTGCCAGTCTCATCCTGAACAACGAACGTAACGCGCTGCCCGAGGCGCGAGCGCGCCTGCGAAGTAACAGGCTCAATACGCCCACCATTCGGCAGGTTGATGCGCGTCTCACCCGTGTCCGGGATCAACTGCGACAGCTCCGGGGATTCCTCGATCATCGGCGTGAGCGCTGCATAGACGTTCGCCGTCTGATCCTCAGAAGCCGCCGTGACCTGAATCAGGGGAGTAGGCCAAGGCCGCCCAACAGGATCGCCCTCAGCATCCCATCCGCCGAAATACGTAGGCCCAACAGCCTCCGCGCAAATCAGCGCAGCTGAAAACGGCCCCTTACCCCACTTCTGCGGCCGAACAAGCTGCGAACGACGATAGAAAAACGCCGAACGCGGCGAATGCTCAGACGCCGCATCCTTCACCCGGTAGTGATGCAGCAAGAAAATCCGCATCTCATCCGTCAAGGTGTACGGCTCGCCCATATGGTCGCCATCAGGAACAACACAGTGTTCCTCGATCCAATCTGCAACCGCAAAACCAAGCGTCGGGAACTCGCCAGGATAAGACGCACCACGCCAGCTCACTGCGCCTCCTGCTGAAACTCCTTCGCCACAACCCGTAGAGGCGGCCGCTTCGCCCGCTTCTTATCCTCCCGGACTTCGCCAACCTCATCTGCCACAATCTCCCACCGCAGCCGAAGCATCGACATGGGAGACAGGCCTAGCCGGTCCTCCATCTGCCGCGCCTCAGAGAGCAGGGCGGCAGATAGGGTGTCGGGGTTCTCGCAGAGGCCAAGGACGAACGCATACCGGGCAACAGTGCGAGTCCACCCAAGACGCTCCCATGCAACCGCCTGCGGGGTGCGCCAAAGATCGGCCCAGACATCAGGCTCAGAAGCAGTCAGGGGCCACTTTGGCGGCTTCCCGGCGCGCCCCTCGGACGGAAGCGCCATGGACCCGGGCACGGCATTCCTGCGGCGGCGCTGATCGGCAGACTTAGGGGCCGGACCGGGCATTTTGGCACCTCCTAGCAGGACACATCGACTCCTCAACAGTCGATCGAGCCCCGGATGGTTGCAGCCGTTGCGGGGCACTTTCATTGAAACGAGAGCGGCGAACCGCGACCCCCAATCCCGTACACAGCCAGCGCGCTCTCACCGGCGGTGTTTTGAAAATTGCCCCCGCTCGGCCCCACCGGGTGGGGGTAGGGGGCAATTAGTTTGGGTCGTATCGATGTGATGCTTTGCCGGCCGCACTGAGGTTGCAGTGGGGGTGTTCGGGGCCTCGGATGGTGCCGCGGTCGTGGTCGTCGTGGCCGAGGTGCCATGGTTGGCCGGGCGTGATGGGGGAGCCGCAGCGCCAGCATGTGACGCCGCCTGCTTTGATCTTGAGTGCCCATGCTCGGCGTTGGCGTTGGTAGTCGGCGCCGTATCCGCGTTGTGTCTTGGTGCCGCGTGCTCGGTCGTGTTCGCGTTCGTGTTGTGTGCAGCGTGTGCCGGTTGCTGGGGTGGGGCAGCCGGGGTGTGAGCAGACGCGCTTAGCCCTTGGCATTCACAACCTCGGCTGTCACCCCGAGGATGTGTGCAAGGTCAGCAGGACTCGTGTACGTCGGTGTCTCGGTGGGCCAGTCGGCGTGTGCGGCGTTGAACGAGGCAATGACGAGGCCGCTGCAATGGAACCCGTATTCGGTGGCCCAGTCGTCCAGCGGCTTGCGGAGGATGCCGGGCACGAGGTGTAGCGCGTCCAGCCCTGCGAGCACGAATGCGGGCCGGTTGTAGGCGTGGCCGATCATGCTGGCGGCGAACCATGCGGCGGTCTGGCGCTGCTCAGGTGTGCCGGGTTCAACCCAGATGACGTTGGGGAACTGTGCGAGTGGTAGGCGTTTGATGCCGTCGAGCTCGGCACTGGCGCATGTCCCGTCGCCTAGGTCAATGATGCTGTGGTGGATGGGGGAGTGTGTGACTACCTTGATGAGCCGGGCTGCCCAGTCCGTCCCGCCGTAGACGAGACCGACACGGCCGACGATGCTCTCAGCCACGGCACCTCCTTGTTGTCGCACCGGCCCCGCTCTTGTGCACTGGGCGGGGCCGGCACGGTTGCGGCCGTCGTAACCCCGCGAACCGCTCAGGGGGTCAGTGAATGCGGTACTCGGCCCATTTGCCCGGCAGGCTGTCCCCGATGAGGAACGTTGTTGTACCGGGCCGTGAGTACATGCCAGCGGAGTCCAGCAGCCACTTGGAGCCGGGGTCCACGGTGGTTGCCTGGATGCGCGTGTAGGGGCCGTAGTCGGTGAGTGCGGCGTGATGCTTGTGCGCCGTGTGCCACACGTCCGGGATGTACCGGTGAACGCGGGTGAGGTACTGGGACTGTTTGGCGAGCCAGTCTTCCTCTTTGCCGCTGATCTTGTGCCCGTGCGACAGGGGCATGTTGACGCCGGCCGCTGTGACGCGGGTAATCATCTCGTCGCGGGGGACGATCCACTCGATGCCGTTGAGGGCTTCGTGGTGTGCGCAGATGGCTTTGAGGGTGTCGCCTATGAGGCCGGTTGCGTTGTCGGCGTCGTCGGTAACGTTGTCCCTGCCCTGGCCGCGGCTGAGTTGGCCGTGGTTGCAGAGCGCGGCGGCATAGGTGACCTTCTGGAACATGGGTGCGAGTGCCTTGATCCAAGCCATGTTGAGCTCGATCGCCAGGGTGAGCTGGTCCCGCATGTTGAGGTCAACGGTGTGCGTCTGGCTGGCGTAGGAGCCGGCGACGTTCTCGGTGTGGTCGCCCATGTTGGCGAGGATCAGGTGGTCAACGCCACGGAGCTTGTCAGCGTATGCAACGATGGACGCCAGCGATTCCTCGAGGCGCTTCACGGTGCCTTTGGTGCCGTCGCCTTCGCCCTTGCCGAGCTGCCAGTCAGCCATGGATACAACTAATGCGGCCGGCTGGTCGCTTTTGTTGTTTGACTTCTGGGCTGGCTTCCAGTCTCGGATGCCGCCGATGAGCTGGCCGAGGTCGAGCCCGTTGACGGTCTTGCGTCGGAAGCTGGCCCGGTAGGAGTAGAGGTTTTGGACGTCGCGGTCGCCGTTGTCGGTGCGCTTGGATGTCTGCCAGGTTGAGCAGCGTACTGTGTCGCCGACGATCTCGAACGCTTCGGGGTCGAGGTTGAACCGCTTGAACACGTCGGTCCAGTCGGTGACGGGTGCGACGGTCTGAACGTCAACGAATTCGCCGCCGTCGCGCCCAACGTCGGCTTTCCCGGTCAGCGTCGGAACGTCGGGCGTGTCAGTGTCTTTTGCCCGGTGCCTGTAGCGGCATTTCCCGGTGAGTGGGTCGATCGGGTGACTGTGACGGCAGCGCAAGAATGGTTCCCCCTGTTTGTCCCCCGGTGAAGTTCGCGTCAAGGTTGGGCTTCCGCGCTAGACGCTTTGGCGGTGTTGTACTCCCGTGGGCTGCGGCCTTGGCGGGCACGACTTCCACAGGGACGAAAGGGGCCGGGATGGCGCATGGAAAGCTCCCGGCTTGACTCAGTAAGGCCGCCTAAAAGCGGTCCCGTGCGCTTGGTTGCTCGGGGCGGATTCGAACCGCCAATCTCAAGGGTTATGAGCCCTGCGGGTTACCGTTCCCCTACCGAGCAATGCGCTCGCCTAGACCCTTTATGGTCAGTCGTCCCTAGGATGACTTGTCGGCGAGGCGGTGCGTCTCTTTGGACGGGTAGAGATGCAATGACACCCACGAGCCGTCTCACGACGGTTCACCATCCGGCATTTTCATACCGGAAGTTCCTTGGATGTCCCGCCGCCCGGAGCAGGGGGAGGCTCAACGGGCGGCGGGGCACATAAGAAAGGCCCCGACCGCTAGGGTTCGGAGCCTTTTGGGGACGCTTAACACGCCCTGTGTGTGAGCTTACCCCACTCGTTTAATGGCCGTCAAGCGTTCGGCGTGTTCATATGCGGCGAGTACGTCATTCAGGTGGAATCGGTACACGCCGTCATCCCCCATGATCGCGTCGAGCCGTCGGCGGTCTTTCCAGTTGCGGATCTGATTCGCGGTGAACTTGGTCCCGGTCTTCTCCACGAGATACGCCGCGCATTCCCTCGCTGTCATCGGCTCTGTTTGGCCGGCGAGGTCTTCCCGCATTTCCTCGCGTGTCTTGTCTGGCTTTACCTCTTCGGGGCCGAGCACTAGGACTTCCGCGAAGTTGACCGCCCGGATGATGTTCTCCGCAATGGTCGCGGCTTCGGGGTCCCTGGCGTGTGCCTTGGCATCGAGCGTGATGGCTGACAGGTACCAGCGGACTTCGAAGGCATCGATGTTGATGGGTGCTTTCGATCCGGCTTTGTTACCGCCTCCTCCGCCGCCGCCGATGGGGGTTACCTTGTCCAGCTTTGCGACTGTGATGTGTAGGTCCTGGACGAGTGAGGGGATCTTCTCGAGCCACGCCTGTAGATCCTCAACACACCGCGTGCACAGGTACTCACTTGTCTGGTTAGCGCAGTCCGCCGTCGTGCACTCGCTCATTCGGTCTCCTTCGGCGTGTTGTGTGGGTTCCATTGGCCCCACCAGCGTGGTGTGAGTTGGTTGACGACGCGGTACTCGATGCCTTGGCGTGTGACGGTTGCGAGGATTGGTTTCGCCCTCGCTGCGGCGGCGAGCTTGACGAACCTGATGCGGTCAGCGGGGCCGAGGCTCTTCTTGTCGGTTCCGACCTGTACGAGGATCAGGCCGATATCCGCCCGTGCCATGGCGAGATCCGCGGCGCCTTTCGACCCGGCCGAGCGCATGACGAGCTCGAACCCGTGGGCGATGAGCTGATCCCGGACCTTGTACTCACGCGCCCGCCCTGATGTTGCGGTGCTCATTCGTCCTCCTCCCCCATGACAGTGTCGATGGCCCGTTGGATGTCGGCCCATGTGAGTTCGTCGTCCCGCTCGGTGGTCACGCGATCACCTCGAGCTCGTCGGTGTAGAACCCGTAGCGGCCGGGGTGTCCGTCAAGGCTGACAATCCAGTCGGTTGGCTCGTCGGACGACGGTCTGGCAATGGTTCCTTTATTGCCGACCTTGCTGATGACGAACGCGCCCATTTGCGCACCTTTCTTGATCCGCACTCTCGCTCCGACGCGCAACCCGTCGTGAGCGGCGTTCTGTGGGGGTTCTGCGGGCCTCGTAGCTGGTTCGGGGGTGAGAGTGCCACCCGTTGCGATCTCGGCGCCCAGAGCGATGTAACCGGCCGCGTCCTGCCAGGAGTCCTCGTGGGCGGGTGACGTGATGAGCCGAGCCACCTTGAGCTGGGTCAGGATCAGGGCAACCTCGTGCGCGTCCAACCGTGCGCCGGGCTGGAGTTTCGCGGCGAGGACGGGCGTGCACAGGTCAGCGATGCGCTGGAAATTCTCGGCGGCGTCCCCGTAATCGCAGGCACGGTCGCCGTTGATCAGGGCCTCAGCATTGCGAAGCGTATCGGTGCGGTTCATGGCTTCTCCTTGGTCTGGTCGAGGCGGGCACTGAGCCAGCGGTGTGCGTGGTGCGCGTGTTCGTTGTCGGCATCGGCGGCTGCCTCTTCGGGTGTGTCGATGCCTGCCTCCATGCCCCTGCGCCACGCCTCGCGGATCTCCTCACGTGCCTGAGCCGCGAGCTGTTCGAGGTGGGCGCGCTCGATGGCGGGCAGGGCAGCGGACAGGGCAGCGGACAGGGCGGCGCGGGCTGCGTCGGGCACGTACTTGCCGAGCGCGACGTACGGCTCGATTGCCTCAGTGACCGCTTCCACGGCCTCGTCTGGGATGTTCATGCCGCGTCCTTTCCGCAGTAGCGCTCGAGGTAGCCGGGGTGGAAGCCGGCCCAGTGGAGGTCGGTTTCGGGGTCGCCGGTCGAGACGACAGTCACGGGGGTTGCGGTGTAACCGAGCGCCCGGATCGCTTCGGCGTCCTGGGGTGACTGGGTGATGTCCACCGTCTCGTAACTGATGCCGCGCTTGTCGAGCCAGCGCTTCACGGCACGGCACGGCTGACACGACGGCTGGGTAAACACACGGATCGTCTTGCTCATTTGCTCTCCTCGATGAGTCGGTAGCCGCGGGAGCCGGGCTTCATGCGGCTGACCTTGATGGCCCGGCGCGCGCCGATGTGCTGTGGCTGGCGGTGGGTTTCGACTACGCAGATGGCGGTGGGGTTCATAACGTCGCCGCCGACGCTCACGACCCGGAGTGTGCGGCCCATGCCATCGCGTGGGTCCATGTCTTCCCAGAGCTGTCCGGGCTTTACGTGGCTCATTTGCTCTCCTGAATGACTGAGGCCGCCCCGGTTGGGACGGCCTGACGTTGTGGGTGGATTCCGTTGTGGACGGGTGCGGTGCGTTTGCCCCGGTTCGTGCATGGTTCGAGCTCGCGTGCGCCGCACCACGGGCACGGCCACGGTGGTGCCTGGGTGGTGGTGCGTTGGATGCCGGCGCGTTCCCAGAACCAGTCGGGTACGCCGCCTGACCTTGGGGCCGGGAGCGCGTACAGGGCGCGTGTCCGGGCTTCTTCTAGCTCGGTGTCACGCCGGACGACTTTGGCGAGGTCGTTGATGTGCGCCGGGAGCAGGTATTCACGGCTGGTGGCGCGGTGCTTGTCGAGTGCGGCCAGTGCTGTGCGGTAGTCGAGGTGCCCGATCGCCTCATGCCATGCCGCGACGATCTGAGCGTCAACGTTGCGGTTATCGATCAGCGCTGCCTTGCCAAGCAATTGCGCGGTCTCCCTGATCTCCAAGGCCCATCATCCTTTCGAGTTCTAGCCCTGCCTGGACGGCCTGCTGTGCCCGTGCCGACCCGGTTGCCATCTGCTGGGGCTGTCGGGTGCGGGGTGTGTCTTCGGCGGCTTTGCGGATCCAGTTGCGATACGTGGCGTCCCAGTCGGCCTTGCGTCCCTTGGCCCCTGCCTGTGCGGCCCAGTAGTCCTTGAAGCGGACGAATTGCGCCCACTGGTCAACGCCGGGGCATTCGGCATCCATGGCGTCTCGGAGCGCCTGGGTCGGTTCCCAGTCGTCGGGGAGTCTGTGCCCGGTTGCCTTCGTCGTTTTGGCCGCAGCTTGCTGCGTGCCTTCAAAAGAAGCTTTAGCTTCTTGGGTCGGGTCGGGATGGGTCGGGTCGGGGTTACGAACACTTTCCGAACGGTTCGTGCGCGTTCGTCCGAACACACCCTCAGAATCCCCGGAATCCTGCGGTTTTGGCTGCTTGCGTCTTGCCCGCAACTCCCGCATACGTTCACGACTCGCGGCCCGTTCGGCGTCTACGTCTTCCTTACGTGGCTGGTACTCGGCCCAGTTACGGAAGAGATAACCGTCGGATGCGCGCTCCCAAAGTTCCGCATCGACCAGTGCGCCGGGTGCTGCTGGTGGCACACCCCACTCATCGACCATGTAGTCCGGGACGTGCCCGTCGGTGAGCTGCTGGGCGCACCACGACCCGGCAACGGCCCAGAGTCCTGCGGCGGCCCACCTGTGCCGCTTCGGTATCCTGAGCAGCTTCCGTGACGAGTGGAACCCGTCGTCCACCTTGAACCAGGCCACGTCTCAGCCCCCTTTCCTCTTTCGTTTTTTGCGTTGTGCGTTGACTCTGCCGACCGCTTGTTCCCCTACGGGATCGCGGTGTGGGGGTCCGCCGTGTTGGTCCTGTTCGCGGGCGATGGCGGCCTGTTCTAGGTGGCACCAGCAGTCGCGGTCACGGCACACGCTGAGATGGGTCTTGCACTGGACACAGCAGATTGCGAGTGCCTTCATGCGCTGTCCTCGCACCGGTAGTCGTGCTTGTCGTCTTCGCAGCCTGGGCAGTTTTCGTCGGTTTCGATGTATTCGAATCCGTGGCGGTGGCAGACGATCGGGGCGCGGTCTGGTTCTTCGAGCCAGCGGGCTTCGGCGGCTCCAAACGCGCTCACTTCCTGGCCTCCTTGGGCTGGTCGAGGCAGTCGTCACAGAACCCCGAGCGTGTGGTGTGGCCGCATCCGGGGCATTGCTTGGTGGGCTGGGCGGTGTTGGTCACAGGTCGGCCTCGGCTTCCTTCTCGATGGAGTCGCAGCAGTCACACATGGAACCTTCGCGGCGGCACGGTTCGGTGTCGTGGATGGCGCCGCAGTCAGGACAGGTGGTCATATCGCTTCCTTCATGTCGATGGTCAGCGTCGGCTCAGCGATGGCGAGTGCCATGCCTCCGGTGCCGGGGAAGAAGTCGTGCATGGTGTCGCCGTTCTGGTAGCCGATGAGGTCGAGCACCCATGCGTTGAACTTGTGCGGCTTGGCTCCGGTGAAGCCCTTCCGCATGGTGATCGGTTCGGCTAGGTGGTCGCGGCCGATTGGGTCGCCTTCACGCCGGGGGAGTGCTCGGCGGAAGATGACGGGCTCCCAGGTGTAGGCGATGGGCACGTTCCGCTTGAACGCGGCGAACGGCTTGACCCATGAGGCGATCCGAACGCCTTCGGGTAGGTGCGGGGCGAGCCAGCGCAGGTCTCCGCTGTTGCAGGAGTACGCCCAGCCGTGGAAATCGGCGTCCATTGCGGCGATGAGGTCGAGGTGGTTCTGTTTCTCGTCCCACAGCGCGGAGTCTGGGTGGTCGTAGAAGTGCGAGCAGCCGAGATAGGGCGGGTCTGCGTAGGCGAATAGCCTCACAGGTCGCCTCCTGCTTCGGTGGGTTCGGGTTCGCCGAGTGCTGCGTCTGCGGCGGCGGTGAGTGCGTCCACGGCGGTTTTGGCGCGGCGAACCTCGCGGTAGTTGAAGGCGTCTTCGGGGATGGCGTGCACGGCTGATGCGAGCACGGCCAGTTGCTTGATCTCTTCGGCGCTCATGCGGCTTTCTCCTGTTGTGCGAGTCGTTGGCGGCGGCGTTCGATGTAGTTGTCTCGGCCGCGGCGGTTGTGGTCGATGCGTGCTTGTTCGGCGGGTGTGGGCTGCGGCAGGGTGTTGAGCGCGGCCCGGTATGATCTGTTCTTCTCGTTTTTGCAGGTGCGGCAGGTGCCGTCTTTGTAGGTGTTTTCCGGTGTGCGTTCGTGGCCGCGTTTGCAGTGGGTCGCGCTCATGCGGCCACCTTGCTTGCGCGTTCGAGGATGGTGGCGTGGGGGTGGCGTATCCGGTACATGGTTCGGGCGGCTGAGGCGACGGTGGGCCAGCCTGCCCGGATGGCTGCTTCGTGGGGTGGGATGCCGGATGCGGTGAGCCATTCATAGTCTTCGATGCGGGCGGCCCGTGCGGCGCGGTAGTTCTCGGTTGCGGCGGCTCGTCCGCGGGCTGCGGCTTCGGGGCTGAGGTTCACGCTGCTTTCCTTTCCTTGAGCTTGGCGCGGTGTTTGGCGACGGCTTCGGCGTTGGCTAGGCGGCACTTGAAGCAGGCTTCTTCGCCGCGGCGGCGGTGTGCCTGATATCCGCCCTGGGTTCCACATGCTGGGGGTCGGCCGTTCGGTCCGCGGCGCGTCTTTGTTCCTCGGATGCGGGCCTTGTAGTCGGCGTGGGCGCATCGGCATTCGATGCATGTTGGGGTCTTGTCGGCGATGTGCTTGAAGTAGCCCTTGTTGGTTCCGCAGTGCATCCGTTGCTTGCCGCGGAAGACGTATCCGGCCATTGGGTGTCCTTTTAAAGCGGTGCGGGGCCTGCCGTGTTGGCAGGCCCCGCATGGGGTTGGTGGTACGGGTGGGCTAGAAGGCGGGCGCGGTGTCAGGCGTTGCCCAGGGGTCGTCCTGCTTGGCGGGCTGCTGAGTTGCGCCCCAGTAGTCGGGCGCGGGCTGCTGTGCGGGCGGCTGGGTGCGCTTGGCGTTGCTGTCGGCGCGGGGTTCGATGCCCACGTAATCCGCGATCACGTCCAAGCTCTGGCGCTTCTCCCCGTTGTGCTCGTACTCGCGGGTCTGGGCGCGGCCGGCGACGATGACGCGGAGCTTGGCGCCCTCGGTGATCGTGTCGGCCAGGGTCTCGGCCTGCTTGCCGAACACGGTGACAGCCCACCATGTGGTGCCGGTGTCCTGCCACTGGTTGTTCTGGTCGAAGCGGCCGTGTCCTTCGGCGGCGCTGAACTGGAAGCGTGGCTTGCCGTCGTTGCTGTACTTGAGGCCGTGGACCTTGCCGACGTTTCCCTTGAATGCGACTGTGCTCATGCTGCTCGGTTCTCCGTAAACAGTTGGTGGATGGTTCTGAGTGCGGCGGGGTTGTACCCGTCGAAGCTCATGTACTTGTGGCGGGTTGGTCCTTCGCCGATCCAGACGATGACGGTCGGGATTAGGTGGTGGCCGTAGCGTGCGAGGACGCGGCGGGCACGGTCAGTGATGAGGACCTGTGTGTAGGGTGTGCCGGCGTGGTTGAGGTGGTCGAACGTTGCCCGGGCTGCGGGGCATTCGATCCAGTGCACCTCAACCATCACGGGCCCCGTCACCCACGTCATGGCTCGCTCACCGCTTGCTCAGGCTCGTAAAGGACGGTTGCGGGGAGTGCGATGTCTTCGGATCGGTCGCCCCACTCAGGCCCATCCCACGTGAGCTTCGGATTCTCCCCGGCCCACGTACGCGAGCACGCTTCCCAGACCCACCCATCGCCGTCGCGCACGACAGACCAGATCGGCAGTGCGTCCAGTTCCTCGGCGGTCGTGATCGTGCGGGGCTTGCGGTAGCCGGCGGCGAGCAGCTCGTCGGCGAGGTCGATGTCCTGCTGTGCTGGGCCGAACTCGCGCTTGCCGAACAGCCGGTCGAGGTTGCTGGCGATCAGGTTCGCCAGTTCGGCGCGTTCGTTGCTCATGATTCCTCCTTGTTGGCGGCGAGGATGGCGTCTCCGGCTGCCTTGATCTTGGCGAGTGCGGCGGTGTCCCCGAGCTGGTTGGCGCGGTTGTAGATGGCCTTGATCGCGGACATGTCCGTTCCTGCCGCCTGGAGTTCCGCGTCCCAATCCACGGCGCGCCTAGTGGGCTCCGTGAGGGGCTGGACGGTGAACATCCGCTTCCGCCCCCTGGTCTCGGTGAGCGGCATGGTGAGCGGGCCGTCTAGGTGGCTCATCGCCGCGACTTCGATCCCACCGACAGCCTTGCCGCCGTACTTAACATCCGGGTTGCCCACCAGCGTCATGCGGCGGCCGACGTAGTTGTCTGTCTCGGTTCCCCACGCCTTGGCAATGACGCGCCTCATGCTCTTATTCGGCTTGTACGGACGGCCCGGGTACTCGACCAGCTCGAGGCTGACGGGCTGTTCAGCGTTGCCCGTGACCGTGCCTGCCGCGATGGTCACAGTGCGGGGGCCGGCGAGGTAGTCGTCAAAGTTCTGCTGATCGCTGCGGGGGGCGAGCGTTTCGCTGATGTCCATGTCAGGTGAACTCCGGTTCTAGGTAGTGGTCGATGCGTTCAGTGAGGGGCAGGCCAGCGGTTGCGACTTCGTATCCGGCGATCATCATTTCCGCGACCTGCTCGAAGCTGCGGACGGCCTCAACGATCGCGTTGTGCCATGTGGCGTTCGGGTAGACGCGCTTGATGTAGAGGTGCATCCCGCCGCTGTAGGACACGTAATCCAGCCACTTGCGGCCCGACACGAGCAGGCCACATTGGATCTGTGCCATGTTCGCCAGGGGTACTTCGTCGTTCAGGATGGTGCCGAGCTGGATCTTGGGATCGCGGGACTTGATCTCGATCAGCCCATCCCCGCCCACCAGCCCATCAGGTGAGTAGCCGATGCGGAATCCCCAGTCGTCGCACACCATGAAGCCGACCTCATCGACCGTGACGCCCTTGTGTGCGGCGTAGGCTTCCCTCGCGTATGGCTCATCGAGTGTGCCGCGTTCCATTGCCCGCGACGGGATGATTGGCTCAACATGCCCTGTGATGCGTTCGGCCACAAGCTGCTCAGTCAACGAGCGGCTGTAGTCGTTGGCTGCTGGCTTGATCGTCTTGGCCGTGATGAGCTGCCCGACCACGGATGCGGTGACGATGCCGCATCGTGCCTGGAGCCAAGCGTCCGTGCCCTGCTCGAGCTCGTCGTAGATGCGGAGGCTCATAGCTCGTCGTCTCCTTTGAAGTCGTCGGGGGTGGGTGTGCGGGTGTTGTCGGTGGCGAGGCAGTACATGGCGAGTGTGACGAGCAGGACGATGCCTAGGACTTCCACGGGCTTGCCTTTCGTTGGTCCGTGACCCACCAGCAGTTCGTGCGGTTCGGGCCGGTCGTTGATGTTGACGATGTTGTGGCCGCACTCGGGGCACGGGTGCTCGAATCGCGGCATCGGTGCGGCGGTCATGGTGCGGTTCTGATGGCGGTGTTGATGGCGTCGTAGAACTCCCAGAGCAGCAACTTCGCCTTCACGGACTCTTTGCCGTGGTTGAATGTAGAGGGTGACGGTCTGTTCCCCCTCGGCGTTGCGGCCCACAATGACCCCCGCGGCGCGGGCACGGTCACGGGTACGCACCGACGCACGCCCAGGCTTCACGGCTTTGAAGCCGTACTGAGCGCGGTTCACTCGTCCGCCCCGATCAGACGGTGGTCGCGCATCTCCTCCATGACGGATTCGCCGGACCAGAGCACGTCCTTGCCCTCATGGAGGTACTTGGTGCCGAATGAGCCATCGCGGACTGCGCGGAAGACCACTGTTCCCCGGGTTTCATTCCGGCACTCGATACGTGCCCCGGTCTCGGCGGGCAGGGTGAACGGCGGGGATGGGTCGAGGGCTTCGCCAAGCTTGTGTCGCAGCGCTCTGAACAGGTCAGGATCAAGGTAGTCCCTGATCTCCCGTACCCGCTGGATGGTCGCCTCGGCAGCCTCGGCGCGGTCCTTGAACTCTTGGAAACCCTTCATGATGTGGTCTCGGTTGGCCTTCACTGCGGACCATTCCCCTTCGAGCCACTCGCCCTTGGCCTTGTACTCGTCACGCTCCTTCTCGGCGGCCTCGGCGCACTTGTGCCACTCGTCCAGCCCCGCAGCCTCAGCCTCGGCTGCCATGCGGGCGTCAGCCAGCTCCTTCTCGGCCTCCGCAGCGAGCTGGATGGCGTTGTCCCGTTCCCGGGCGAGCTGTCCGCACTGCTCGACAAGCTCGGCGTAGCTGGAGTCCTTCGCCACGGCGCCGAGCGCGTCCAGGAGCTCAGCGACGGGAAAGACGCGGAAATGATCCCCGTTTGGCGCGATGGCGAGGCATGGAACGCCCGTGAATGAGCCCGCACTGGGCGTGTAGTCCTCCAGGGTCCACTCGGCCCCGTAGATGCTCTTGATTGTCTTGCTCACTGTCCCCTCCAGATGTGGTATGCGAATACGAGTAGTCCCCAGGCGCTTGCGGCGAGGTAGGCGCCGATGATGAACGCGAACACCAGGACGCCCTTCACGACTCGCCCCGGATGATGGCGAGCAGCTTCGGGAGGTCGATCACGCCGTTGCCGAGCATCACGCGGATGGCGTGCTCGAGCTGGGTCAGGCGTTGGTCAGGCTCAGGCAGGAACGCCGGCGCGGTCATGACAGCACCTCGAGTTCGGACGGGTGGAACATCACTGAGTAGCCGAGGTGGTCAAGCTCGACTTCGACCGGGTTGGTGTGTTCCGGTTCGATGGCGACGACGGTCCCGCTGTAGTCGGTGAAGTCAACGCCGCTCACACCGTTCTGCTTGGGGTAGCGGTTGCCGATGATGTGGACGCGATCGCCCAGCTTCGGGCGCGGCCCAACCTTGTGCAGCCCGTTGACGACGATGGCGAGGTTCGCTGCGTAGTCGTGCGCTTCGGGCAGCTTGTCGAACAGGTACCTGGAGCCACTGGGCGAGGTCACAACCCAGGACTTCCACCCCTCACTGTTCGGCTGAGTGTCGAGGGAGACGCGTGGGCGGGCTAGTGTGGTAGTCACAGGGTCACGTCCTCGGCATCACGGCGGCGTCCAGTGGGCTGGCTGTCCTCGTTGAGCAGGTCATAGGAGTAATCGGCCCAGCGGGTGCGGCACGTCCAGCCGGCGCTGTGCTTCGGGGGGCGGTTCATGGTGTCTCCTTATGCGGCCCGTGCGGCGATGCGGCGGGCAGCGTTGGCTTGGCGGGTTTCGGCGTCGGCTCGCCTGGATGCCTTCTCTCCGGTCGGGTCGGAGTAGGTGAGGCGCATGTACATGTCGATGTGCGAGTCCGTGAGGGTTGTCTCGTTGCAAGCCTCGAACCAGCGGCTAATGCCCTTGGCGAGCTTGCGGACATCGGTGCGGCCCAGCGGGAGTTGCTTGTCTGCGGAGTATTCGCGGATCCGGTTCTCGTATCCGGCGAGGGTGATTTTTGGCATGACGAAAGAGCCTGTCTCCGAGGGACGAACCCAAGGGTGAGGTGTGGGTGCTGCGGTGGTGTGGTGCCCGAGGTGGGCTAAGTGCGGGCTACTAAGCGGCAGGCGAATGCCAGGGGCTGGTGTCGGCGCGCCAGTTCATGTCCGGGGCTGCCGTGCGCTCGAGGGCCTTCTCGATCTGGTCTGCCATATCGAGAGTGACCTTGGGGAAGTATCCGGCCGCTGCTCGGCGGTCTAGGTCCTCCTGGTTGAGGCGGTGCTCAACGATTGCCTGAGCCTGTCGGATCTCTTCGATGTGCTCGGCGAGTTCGGTAGTCAGGTTGAACCACTCGCCGCGGTCGTGGAGGTGGGCGAACTGTGCGTGGCGCTGCTGCTCAACGTCAGCGTTGCCGATCTCGTAGCCGAGAAGGACGGGGTTGCCGGCCCAGTGAGTTGGGCGGGCGGCCCTGCCTCCGCGGCGGATCTGATCGACGCGCTTCTCGGGGTTCTTTGAGTAGCCGATCTTCACGAACTGTCCGCACTGGATGTAGTAGACGAACGGGCCGCGGTCTTCGTAGCAGGAGAGGGGGGCTGGGCCGTAGATGCCGAAGCCAACGTCAGTGAGGTCGTTCATGGTCACTTCGCCTCCGAGGGGAGCGAATCGAGCCAGGATTCGAGCTCAGTGGCCGGGAGTACCGGCTTCGTTCCGATGTAGCGGGGAGCGAGGTCGCCGTTGCGGACAAGGAGCCCGATCATGCTCTTGGAGATCCCGAGGGCTGCGGCTGCTTCCTCGTAGGAGTAGGCGAGTTTGCGCTTGTCCATGTCAGGCCGCCAGGTCTTCGGGGAGGAGGGTGTGGGGCGGAATGTCGAGTGCGTTGGCGATCTTTGCCAGCTCTGCGACGTTGAGAGGGCGGGCGCCGCGGATGGAGCGGCGGAAGGAGGAGTAGGAGATTCCGGTGGCTTCGGAGACGCCGACCATGCTCTGCCCCTTGATGAGGATGGCCTCGCCGATCCTCTTCCCGACCTCAGCGTGGAACTTGTTGACCTCTTCGGTCTGCTTGTTGGTCATGTTCCTACCGTAGTTGACGAATTTGATAATCACAACCCGTGTAAGTAGTCGGCGTGTCGCACGTCGCGTACACGCGGGAGGGTCCGGGGATGGTCAACTGCGATAACTTGTTGACTCAGAGGTCTAGACAGTTACCCAATCGAATGGATAAATTGATCAACATGGAAACCACGCCGAGCTACGAAGAGGCCCTTGAGGCCGCGCTCGCCACCGAGATCCGCGTCGAGATCGTCCGGCGTGGCACCACTCAGCAGGAACTCGCCGACTCTCTGGGAATGGCAAAGGCCACCCTCAACAGGTATCTCAAGGGGCACAACTCCATGCCTCTTGCGACCCTGTCGAGGGTGGCCAGGTTGCTCGGTACCTCAGCCCATGAGCTGATGGCGCGGGCTGAGTCTCGGATTTCTGAGTAGGTCTGACGGGCGAATCCCCAGTTCGCCGGCGTGCCTGATGAGGTCGGATACCGTCACGAGCGGATCTTGCGGGTTCTCCTGCCGTGTCATGCCGTCTCCCCTTCCGGTGCGAGTCGGCCGCTCCGTCGCGGTCCCCCATGACCGGGGCGGCCCTGTCACTTCATCTGACACGACAGTGACGACGGAGTAAAGGGGTTTCGTAGAAGTGTCAACGATTCTAGGTGCTGCGAACAAGGCTCCCCCAAGAGCTCGAGGCGTGGCGCGGCCCGGGTGCTCGAGCCGTCTGGGAGCAGTGTAAGGTCTCGCACGGACGTTCGAAGACTTCGTTGCGCACAAGACAACCAAGTCTCTGTGGATACTTGGGACTAAAGTCCTACCGCTCGAGCTGGGCGCTCATCTGCTCCATTGCTGCGGTGAGCCGTGCGAGGTCGGCACGGGACCGGTAGCCGCGGGTGACGGAGCGTGTGGAGTGGCCAACGATGTCCATGATCAGATCCTCGGGAACCTTGGCCGCGTACAGCAGGTCCACGGTCGTGTGCCTGGAGCCGTGGAGCACCACGTCATCGGGCAGCCCTGCGCCGCCGAGGACTTCCTTCCACCTGTCGGTGGCGTTGTCCGGGTCGTAGTAGGGCTTGCCGTCCTCGGTGAACACTAGGTCGCCGCGTGCCTGCTGGAGGGCGAGGGCCATGATCGACCGCAGAGGTTCCACGAGGGGGATGACCCGCCAGCTCTTGGAAGACTTCGGGCGGGTGAGGTACAGGGACTTCTCGAGGTGCCGGTACTCGTAGTCGGGGGAGGCGTCGCGTTCCATGTTGGCGACGCGCTGGAGCTGCCAGGAGAGGTCGAGCACGTCGCCCACCCGGTCGCGCTCCAGCCCGAGGAGTTCCCCGCGGCGTGCCCCTGTGAGCAGGTAGGAGGCCCATAGCGGCCCGTCCGGGATGGTTGCGCAGTAGGCGAGCAGATCGACGGCCTGGGCGACTGTGAGGGCTTTCTGCTGGGCGTCGCGGACGCCGGGCCGGCCAGCCTTGTCACATGGGTTGGAGCGGATGAGGTTCTCGGCCGTTGCGGTCTTGAGGGCGGCGGACATGGCGTTGTGCACGTTGAGCGCATAGGTGCTGGAGAGCATCTCGGTTCCCTCGTGCCATTCCTCTGGCGGGAGGTTGCGCAACGCCTTGGGCTTCGGCGTGCCTGTGACGCGATCGTGCACCTTGCGGATGTGTGCGGGGGTGATCTGCTCGAGTCTGAGCCTTCCGAGTTCGGGGATGGCGTAGAGGGTGAGGCCGGAGCGGTAGCCTGCGAGGGTTTTGGGGCGGGTCTTCATGCGTGGGGCGATGTCGTCCAGCCAGTGCATGAACCACTTGTCGGCCCGCCAGGATTGCGTGGGGAGGTCGCCGGCTTCTGCGAGTTGGGCTTTGAGTTCGCGGAGTTTGGTGACGACGGTTGCGCGCTGCTTGGAGCGGACGACTTTGCGGCGGGGCTTCCCGTCTGGTCCGGGCGGGAGGGTGACGGCGCACGCCCAGAGGCCGGACGACGACTCCTTGTAGATGGACCCTTCGTTGTGGCCGCGCATAGTACCCCTCATCTTGGTGTAGCAGAACATGTAGCAGAACATGTGCGTTCATAGCGTCCCATGTGGCTCCTGAACCTTTCAACTTCCGCGTGTTTCCGGGGTTTTCCCTACCCCTAGCATACCCGAGCGTTCGACTGAAAATCGAAAGGTCACCGGATCGACGCCGGTCGGAGCCACCAAGAAAAGCCCCGGATTTCCGGGGCTTTTCGCGTATCCGGGCACTGCCGGATGGGCCGTTACTGTAGCAGAGGGTGTAGCAGAACCCACAGCGCCGCACACCATGCCACAGCGCAGCATGGGAGCGTATTGGCCCCGGCCTTTTAATCGCGCCGCCCATCCCCTACGCTCAGAGGGCATCACTCGCACATGGTCTAGGGGGGCCAAATGAAACCGATGATGCCCGTGTTCGTCCGCGCCGACATCGGCGGGAACACGATCGATGGCGCGGTGAAGCTCGCCAAGCAGTAGCGCCGGGACGCAGAAAGGCGCCCCACCCGGTGAAGGGTGGGGCGCTTGATAGGATGCAGAGCGCATCCGTGGGGGAATCTTTTGGGGGAAAGCAAATGTCTAGTCGCACTCAGGCGATCGCTGTCGTGGTGGCCGCCGTTGTCGTCGCCGCGGTGATCGGTGCGTGGGCGCTGGTGGTCGAGCCGGCGCAGAGGCAAGCTGTCGCGGACCGTGCTGCAGCAGCGGCGTCGGCGTCCCCGACGCCAACCGTCACCAGTGACTCCTCGCCGACCCTGCATGCGGTTCCAGCCGGAGCGCCCGTGCTCATCGTCGGGGACTCCTACAGCGAGGGCCACGGCGCTGCGCCGTCGAAGGGCTACGCCGACACTCTCTCGTCCCGGATGAAGTGGTCTCCGCGCATCGAGGCCTTCGGCGGCACCGGCTACACCTGGGGCGGCGGCGTGGACGGCAATGCGGGCAAGGACTTCCTGACCCGACTCAACGCAGTCGCCAAGGACTCCTCCTACGCTCCCTCGCTCGTGGTGCTGCAGGGCAGCCAGAACGACTACAGGGCAGAGCCCGAGGACATCAAGGCGGCCGCGAAGAAGGTCGTCACGAGGGCCCGTGAAGCATGGCCAGACGCCCAGATTGTCCTCCTCGGCCCGGTCGCGCCCGAGCCCCTCGGCCACAATCTCGCCCCGATCAACGACGCCGTGGCGAAGGCCGCATTGGAGTCCAAGGTGCCATTCGTCGACGGCCTCGCGTGGTTCACACCTGAAAACTCGAAGCAGTACGCCCTCGAGGACGGCGCCCACCTGAACCAGGCCGGGCATGACTACCTCGCCGCCAAAACGCGTGAGGCGATCGGATCCCTCATCGCGTCCTAGGAACAGGTCAACGCCCCCGCGCTGCGCAGCGCGGGGGCGTTTCTGTCAGACGATGCCGGCCAGCTTGGCGAGGGTGTCCCCCGCGAGGGCGTAGCCGTCCGGGGTCGGGTGCAGTCCGTCCGAGCCGATGAGCGCGGAGAGGCCACGGGGGTCGTCCATGAACGCCTGGTAGACGTTCGCGAACGCCCACCCCGAGCGGGCGGCGAGGGCGGAAAGCTCGAAGATGCGGGTGACGTGCTCGGGGCCGTACTGTCCCTCGTTGGCCCACGCGCTGGTGTGGGGGTTCTGCCCGATCACGGCGATGGCCGCGTCGGGGAGGCGTCCCTGTACCGCCTGCACCCACGACTGGTACGGGGGAACCCACTTGCTGCCTGTGCTCGTGGTCTCGTTGTGCCCGTCGTTGAAGATGGCGAGTACCTGCCCGTAGTCCGGGGTCTCCTTCTTCAACCGTGTCGGGTCGGTGTGGTACGACATGGCCGAGCCGGAGCGGGAGGCGTTGATGACGTAGAGGGTGTGGGCGCCGCCGTACGTGGTGGACGCATCACCGTAGCGCTCCCACTTATTGATCGAGCGTGGCACGACCGATGGGCCGTTCTCCCCGTCGCGGATGTCCACCTCGTAGAACTTCGCCCCGTTGAGCGGCGTCGAGACGGGCTGCCATCCGAACCCGCCGATCTCCACGAAGTGCCCCGTGGCAGGCGTCCACAGCGCCGCCTGGGATGCGTTCGCGCTGCTCTGGGTGGTGCCGAGCTGCGTCCACGCCACGCCGTCGGTCGACGTGTAGAAGCGCATCTCCCACCCCGAGGTGGGGGTGACGGTGAGGACGCACCGGACCCAGATCGGGTTACCTGTGGATGCCACAGTAGGCAGCAGCGCCGAGGAGGATCCCTGCGGGCCGAACGCCGACCCGCTCGTGGAGAACCTCAGCGCGAGCGCCCCCGTGGACAGGAGCCTGAGCTCCCACTGGAGGTCATTGCTGAGGGCGCCCGCGACGTCCTTGCGGCCCGACATGACGATGGTCGAGTCGCTGGCCGGGGAGAACGTCGAGAATGCGACCAGCGCCCGGATGTCCACCACGTTCCCGGAGGGCTGCAGCGCCGACGCTGCAGCCGGGACGTAGCGGAGCGAGCGCGTCGTGATCGCCGCGTACCGCCTGCCCGCCGGCTGGGACTGCATGACCACCCACGGGTCGAAGTCCTCAGTCGTGGCGTTCCACGACCGCATCATCACGTGGTGGTTCGGGTACTGCGCGGCGAGACGTCGGGCGAACCGGGCCGAGGTCCGGTCGTTCGCAGCGACGGACCCGTCGCTGTCTCCGGTGGAGTCGCCGAAGAACGAGAACGCCGCCGACCTACCAGCGGCCAGCTGTCGGGTCAGGCCGCCGAGCTGTGGGGCCGGTGTAGCCCTGGCCATCGCGGCTGTCACCTCCGGCGAAACGGCGATGGCGGCTCGAGCTCGCTGCGGAAGGTTCCCGTTGCTGTCGATGCCTACGGGCTTGTACGCCATGGTGTCATGCTCCAATCAGGAAGGTGCCGGGGTCGGTGCTGTCCTCGGCCAGCCCCGTGCCGTAGTTGAATGTGCCCGGGTCGTTCGGGTCCTCCACTAGGGGGATGCTGCCGGGGCCGATGGGTCCCCGGTCTCCCTTGTCGCCCTTCGCACCCTGGGGGATGGTGAAGGAGAACTTGCCGGTGCTCTGGTCGAGCGTGACGGCCGCGGGTGCGCCGACCGGTGCCGTGACTGTCTCGGCAACGTCGATGCCCTGCACGTACTCCTTCGCGGCGGTGGCTTCCTCGAGGAGCCCGACGCCGGACCATGCGGTGAGTGTGCCGCCGCCCTCCGCAACGAACTTCACGGCCGGAACGGGGCTGTCGAAGTCCGGGGTAATGGACAGGTCAGAGGCCGTGAGCGGGTTGCTGATCGGCAGCCCGTTCAGATCAGTCAGCGCCAGCAGCGTCGTATTCCCCGTGTCGTTGGCGTCGTACACGGACACCTTGCCGCCCGGGATGAGCCGCCCTGACTTGTCGATCACTAGCTGGGATTCGATTGGGTAGGCCAAGACGGCTCCTCACATTCATGCCCCGGGCGTGCG